TTAAAGGCGAAATTAAAATATCGGGTTTCCCTTTTAGAATAGGCAAATTTAGATTAGAAAAAGTAAGCGTTAAAGATGGCAAACCCGCAAATTATACAATTAATTTTTTTGGTGATTTAGTAAACATTAAAGACTTAATTGGCGAAGACGAACTAACCTCTTTAGACTTGCAAGCTTTAGATCATTCTCCGAGTGTTCAAAGTATTCAGATAGGATTGGAACAGGGCTTGTTTGATAGAGATATAGTTTACAATTTAATGAATACTAGAAAGCAATTCTTTTATAATTCCACACCAAATTATAGTAACCCTTTACAATTGTTAACGACAAACGTAGGTACTACTAAAATATTTGGCGAGGGCGTAGATGACTTGGATTTGTTCCCATCTGTTAGAATATCAAAAATACTAGAAGCGATTAGCACTAAGTATGGTTTGACTTTTAGTAACGAATTTACAAATAGAACCGAGTTTAAAGAGGCTTATATGTGGGCCTGTAATAACACCGTAAACAAAATACTACGAACTTCATTTATAAACTTCACAACAGGTGGCGGTACGTTTATGAATTTAGCAACCGACAGTCTAAACTTTACAACCTTTGTAAATAGCGCAAATGATAAAAAAAGATTTTACTTTAAAATAACAATATTAAACCCAATTATAAACAATGACAATGATACTTTACCTATCGATTTTGCTATATTTAACAATGGAGTACAAGTTGCTTTAATACAGGACCAAACACCAACTTTTGAGAGAGAATTTACAATTAACACAAACGATTTAGTAAACAACAAATATCAGTTTCAAATTAACATACCAATTGATTCTGCAACCGTTGTATGTAGATCAGAAAGTTGGAATGGTTCAAGTTGGGTTCCAACACCAGAAGAAACAAGCGGAGGAATTTCACAAGGTAGCGAGGCACTTGTAAACGTATCAGCAAACTTACCTAAATTAAAGATAATAGAATTTTTAAGTGGGTTGTTTAAGATATTCAAGTTGGTAGCTATTCCACAAAGAAACGGTACTATCTATTTAAACACGGCTAACGATTATTATTTAAGCGGCAAAATAGTCAACTTGACAAAGCATTTTGATATAAAAAATTACGATGCTGAACGGGGTACTTTAGCAAGGCAAATAGATTTTAAATTTCAACCGCCTACAACTATCCTAAACCAACAATTTAAGCAAAATAACATAGTTGCGTACGGCGATAGTTTATTGACTTTAAAAGATACTGAATTAAAGCCATTAGACGGTGATGTGATAAGTGTTGAGTTACCTTTTGAAACATTATTATTTGAAAGATTAAAAGATGTAAATACAAATAATTTAGTAAATATTCAGTACGGTTTGAGTAGAGATTTATCTGGCAACCAAGTAGTGCCTAAGCCTATTTTATTTTATAATAATGTAGTTCAATTAGGTACGACAAAAGTTAAAATGCTTAGATTACAAACGCCTTTAAACTCAACTTTAAACACACCTAGTAATACTCTAGGATTAGATAACGTTAGCGATAGTTTAATTTGGAGTAACGAGTTTAGCACTTGGAACGGAGCTTTAATAAATAATACTTTATATTCTAATTACTGGCAAAAGTACGTCGTTAATTTATTTAACATAAAAAAAAGAAACTTTAAATTTAAAGCTAAATTACCAAACTATCTCTTAACAAATATAGAGTTGAACGATATAGTAGAATTGAACAAAAAATATTATAGAATAAATGATTATAATGTAAACCTATTAACGGGTGACGCAACATTTAATTTAATAAATAATTTTGAAACTAATTTTGGTTTATTCAAGCCAACAAGTAAAGAAATTTATGTAAACTATTTAGCGCAAACAACAAGCGTTTATGTAAGCAATGCTAGCGTAATGAATATAACAATTCAAAATTTAGGTTTTGGAACGGCTTTTATAACAGCTATTAAAAACGGTAATTTTATAGATATTACATTTACAGAAAATGCTTTAACATTAAATCGCGATGCGTTTATAAACGTAAATAATGGGGCGGGAAAATCGTTTCAATTATACGTAAATCAGGATAACAAAATAGTAACAGCAGATAGTACGGAAGTAACGGCAGATAACAATATATTAACAATAGACGCGCAATAATTATGGCACAACAAACAATAGGAATAGGGGCAACACCTAACGACGGAACGGGAGACGCTTTAAGAGTAGCGTTTGACAAAACAAATGAAAATTTCGCAGATTTATACAGCGACCAAGGGTTTGCTGTTTATACAGACACGCAATATACCGAAGCGTCGCCTTTTGTAATTAATCAAGGTGTAACGTCTATTATACAAAATAACGCGGGTACGGTATTAAATACCTATCTACCTATCGGGGTTGTTAATCTTTATAATTCCTTAACTAGCAAAATAACACCGCAAAATATAGGAGACTATTACATAACTACTATAAGATTTAATGCTAAAAATAGTAACGCAAGCGGTGTGTTTGATTTTTTTATGGATTTAGGTTCGGTTGCTTTGGCGCAACAATTTAAAGAAACTAAAGTATTTGCAAAAGGCGCAAATTCCGAACAATCTTTTTCAATTGTAGCTCCTATGTATTCGTTAAATACTTTTGTGCCAAATGGAGGTTTACCAAAAATATTGAGTTTAACGGGTAACACGAGTATTTATAATATAAGTTACCAAATAGTAAGAGTATACAAAGCATTATGATACTAGAAATTATAAAATTGTGCAATATGTTGCCATACTATAACGGTGGCGAATGTATTGAAATAGCAAAGGGAAAATTTGCAACAATAAAAAGTTGGAAAAAAGCAAAGGAACAAATTAAACGCAGTTATAAAGAAATATACAAATGATAACCGAAGTAATAAAAGTTGTAGCAGATACAGGCGACGCAAACCGTAAGATTGACAAGCTAGATAATTCTTTAAACACCTTGAAAAAAAGCACGTCAGGAGTTGCAAAAGGAATGAAAGAAAGTTCAGTATCGGTTTTGGAAAACGGCAGTGCAATGGGTTTACTAAACGCTGTTACGGGTGGTTACGCACAAGTAGCTTTAGATTCAGTAGAGGCACTTGGATTGTTTTCTAAAGAATCTAAACTTGCAACCGCTTTACAATCTGCCTACAGTTTTGTTGTTGGCACATCTACGGGAGCAATGAAACTTTTTAAACTTGCTCTAGCTGGTACTGGTATAGGTTTAATTATTTTAGCGTTAGTTTCTTTAGTTTTGAACTTTGGAAAAATAACAGATGCTGTTACAAAGTTTTTGCCCGGGCTTAAATTAGTTGGCGATTTCTTTAGAACGGTATCTAATGCGGTTACTGATTTTATAGGTATAACTTCGGAAGCTGAAAGAGAATTAGATAGGTTTAATGAACAAGCAAAAAAATCTTTAAAGCAAAACGAAGATTATATGCAAACTAGAGGCGACCTATTAGATGACTTTAGTAAGAAAAAAGTAGAGGCTAAAAACAGATATTTAAAAGCAACGCAAGAGGAAGGAATTAGCGACGAAAAAAGAAATGAATTAGCTAAAAGATTAAACAGAGATTTAATTGCTATAGACAAAGAGAGAAACGATAAAAAAGTAAAAGATAACAAAGACGCTCAGGATAAAATAGATGCTGATAATAAATCTATAAACGATAAAAGAAAGGCATTACAAGAGAAAGCAGATGCAATAGCAAAAGCAAAAAGAAAAGCAATTGAGGACGCAAGAAAAGCAGCTTTGGATAAAGCAAATAAAATTGAGGACGATGCGAGAGAAGATAATTTGCAAAAAACAAGAACATCGTTACAAAATTTAACGGCAAAGTTTGAGCAAGAAAGAAAAATATTAGTAGATAATAATGTTTCAACAGTAGAACTAGAAGCGCAATTTGCTAGAAATAAAAAAGAAATTAAAGATAAGGAAATTGCAGACCAAAAAATAATTGACGATAAGGCGGCAGCAGATAAAAAAGCAATAGACGAAAAAGCAATTGCAGACGAAATAATTAGAGCGACAGCGGTTAAAGATGCTAAAATAGGTTTGGCAAACAACACTTTAAATCTAATCGGAGAAATTGCTGGAAGAGGTTCTAAAATAGGAAAAGCAACAGCAGTGGCACAAGCAACTATTGCGGGTTACGAGGGTGTGCAAAATGCTTATACAACAGCACAAAAATCTCCTATCACTACTTTATTTCCCGCTTACCCATTAATTCAAGCTGGTCTTGCTGGGGCGTTTTCTGCAATACAAATTAAAAAAATATTAAGTACCAACGCTGGCGGCTCAACTCCACCAAGTTCAAATACTGGTGGCGGTGGCGGTCAACAAGCACCATCTGCACCGTCTTTCAATTTAGTTCAAGGAACGGGGGCAAACCAAATAGCGTCTAGTTTAGGAGGTCAAAACCAACCAATACAAGCGTATGTTGTTAGTTCAAATGTTACCACCGCTCAAGCGTTAGAGCGTAATATAATATCAAATAGTAAATTTTAATAAAAAACCCGATAGCTTAATGTTATCGGGTTTTGTTTTTTATTCTAAAAATAAAGGCTCTTCAAAAAATTCTAAATCGTTTTTGTGCCTAGTCAATCCTTTATAAACTAAATCGTTTACCATAGCTTTGTTAATTTTATCAGCTATTAAAGTAATAGCCTTTACCGTTTAAAAGTCTAAATTACCACGTCTTACGTCCATTAAAGAACCGCATAACATCTTTACTAAATCGCTTGAAGTTTTTACCTCAAAGTCTAAATTTCTCTTTGCTTCCATAATTAATTATTTAATTGTTTTAATTCTCTTTTTAATAATATTGTTAATTTTTTAATATCCATCATTTCTTGGGTGATTTCTATATTTTTATTTTTTAAACTTTTTTTTATATTTGATATTAAAATATAATCAGGTAATTCTAAGCTATATTTTTTTGCTTTTTTTGATATTTCTTTCTTATTATCTAAGCGATATTGTTTTTGGTAAATTGCTAATTCTTCCTTATTTTCTAAGTTGTATTGTTTTGCATTTTTTGCTAATTCTTCCTTATTATCTAGGTAATATTGTTTTAAACTTTTTGCTATTTTTTCCTTATTATCAAAATGATATTGTTTTCTTTTTTTGACTATTTCTTCCTTGTTATCTAAATAATATTGTTTTGATTTTTTTGATAACATTTCTTTATTATCTAAATGATATTGTTTTATGTAAATTGCTCTTTTTTCTTTATTATTTAAATGATATTGTTTTGATTGTTTTGCTATATTTTCTTTATTATCTAAAATATATTGTTTTTTTTGTTTTGCTAATTTCTCTTTATTATCTAACCGATATTGTTTTTGATAAATGGCTTGTTTTTCTTTACTAATCATAATATTTGTTTTTTGGTTTCTACAAAGATATAAACATTTTTTAAATAAACAATACTTTTATACAAATCTTTTTATGTTACAATTTAACATTTATTTCGTTTATAAATTATGAGGACATATGAGGCTTTTTATAATCCAGAAGAAAATAAAGGAGTTTTTGCGGTTTCGCTTGTACTTAACCCAGCTATGGAGGGCGACTTCATAGCCTTGAAAGCGCAGTCTTTGCAACTTAAAGAAATAGACAGCGAGCAACGCATTTTGGTTGGTTTAGTTTTAGAGCCAAACAAGCCAATTTATCGCAATCAAAACGGCGAGGAGTTTAATATAACATTTTCAGAAAATACCATTAAAGAATTATCTTACGGTTTCTTTAAAAATAACCACCAAAAGAATAGCACAATAGAACATGACGAAAGCCAAAAAATCGAAGGTGTTACATTTGTTGAGAGTTGGATAGTAGAAGATAGCAAAAATGATAAATCAAACGCGTTAGGGTTAAGTTATCCGAAAGGTAGTTGGATTGCAACTATGAAAGTTGACAACGATAATGTTTGGAGTGAGTTTGTTAAGACGGGCAAAGTTAAAGGATTTAGTATTGACGCAATGCTGTCGTTGGAAGAAGTAAATTTAAAATCGGAAATAAATATGAGTGTAGAAATAATTGAGATGTTGAAAAACCTACCTACTAGTATTGCTTTGGCATTAAAGCCTAAAGTAGATATTAAGTTGGGTAGTGTAAAAAGCGCTGACGGTTCGGTGGTTATCGAATACGAGGGCGATATGATGATGGAAGGCGGTGCAGTTTTCGTAGTTGCAGAAGATGGTACACAAGTTCCTTTACCAGTTGGAGATTACAAGTTGGAAGATGGTATGATTTTATCAGTTACAGAAGAAGGTAAAATTGGTTCGATGAAAGCAATGGAAGCACCATCAGAAGAAAATGTAGATGCGCCACTTTCAGAGCCAAATGTACCAAGTGCAACGGACCAAGCAACGGCGGTTGAAAATGCGATTAAATCGATTATGATTAAATACGCAGAAGAATTTAACGCAAAATTAAAAGCGGTTACAGATGCAAACGTAGTTTTAAAAGCTGAAATAGTTGCTTTAAGCGCGCAACCAGCAACAAAGCCAAAGGTGTCAGTACCAACGCAATTAGGAGCGCAAACTGCATACCAAAAATTTATCGAACACAAAAACAAATTTAACTAAATTTATATAATATGGCAATAGCATACACGGGGGCGGTAATTCCCACAGATTTCAAAGCGGACATTATAGCCGAAATTTTGTTCAAAAATGCAACCGTTGAGGATGGTTTGGTAATGTTTGAAACTGGCATTAAAGCTGGTCGCGTAATTACTGAAAATATTAATTCGGTAACAATGCAACCTTGGAGCGTTAACCCAACGGGATCGGAAGCTGGTAGTATTGGTTTAGAAGATACAACAGTATTTCCTGTAAAAGTTGAGTATATCGATAAATTTACTCCAGACGATTTACGTTCCACTAGATTCAATAGAGATATGGCATCTGGTGCAATTAACGATGTATCAGATGAATTTAACAGATTGGTTTTAAATGGTGTAGCACCTTTAATTTCAAACGATTCAGAAAACAAGTATTGGAATGGTGCTTTGGCATCAACAAAAACGGCAGTAGCTTTACTAACCGCTGGGGCTTTACAAACACAAGTTTCCGCAAATGAAAAAGCGTTAGTCGCTGCAATGCCAACTACATTGTTTGATTCATTAACTACTAAGATAATCTACAACAAAGGTGCAGTAGGTAAAAGAATTAAAGTAGGCGGTACGGTTTTGGATTCTGCAAATATTGGTGCAGAAGTTGGCAAAATTTACAACGCAATTCCTGATGAGGTTTTATCTGGAAACGACAAGCCTTATATTTATGCGTCAAGAAGCGTTAAAAAATTAATTAACAATTTTAACAAAGCGCAAGATTTTAGAGATACTTTCACAGTAGATTTAGCTACTAACAAATATTTTTACTTAGACGTAGAAATTGTATTTGTACCTTTAGCGCCTAACGTAATGTTAGCTGGTGTACCAATGAACTTTATGTGGTGTACTGACTTATTAGATGACTATTCTGACATTCAAATCGCTCCATACCCAGCACCAAGAAAGGATTACTTTTATGATGTTATCTTTACTATATTTGCTCACGTAGTAAATCAGAAATTTAATGTTTTATACGTATAATTAATCTAAGGGGAGCGTAAAAACTCCCTTTTTTAACACAAAATAATATATGTGCGATATAACGAACGGTCGTAAAAAGCAATGTAAAAATGCCATAGCAGGTACTTCAAAGGTGTATCTATTTAACGACATTGAAAATCCTTTTACAGTTTTAAACGGCGTAGCTACGGCAATGAATCCTCTTTTAGTAGACGTATTTCAATATGACTTAATTGGAGACGGAAATATTTTTGCTCAATCATTAGCATCTGACAGAAACGCGGGTACAACTACAAACACCCAAACATTAACTTTAGTTTTGCCAAAAACAACTAAAGAAGACAACCACCAATTGAATTTATTGGCGTACGGTTTTCCTAAAGCCGTTGTTCAAGACAAAGCTGGAAATTATCATTTAGTAGGTTTAAAAGAAGGAATCGACTTCTTAGTTGCACCAACTACGGGAGGCGCAAAAGCAGATTTCAACGGTTATAACTTAACGGGTACTTCTATTGAAACAGAATTAGCGCCTTTACTAGATAGCGCGACTATTACAGCATTTTTAGCAGTAGTAAATCCAACGACATAATTTTTATTTTTATTGTTAAAAACCCGCTAATTTATAAGTAGCGGGTTTTTTATTAAATTCTTATTTTTAATTCTTTTTTGTAATCGTAAAAGTTTAATTCTATTTTTACATCTTCTCCATAAATTTCTTCTTCATCGTACCACATATCCTCAGCAGTTGAGCCACCGCCCATTATAATAGTTATCCCTTCTTTTGATTTTCTTTCAATTAAATTAATAATATTTTTTAAGTGACTTGTTTCTAAATCACATATCTTAATTTTTTCTCCGTTTTTTGTTTTGTGGAATTTCATATTTTTTAGTTTTAACAAATATACAACAAAAATTTAAATAAACAATACTTTATTTTAATTATTTTACAAAATGTTACAAAATCGCTATTTTATCGTTTTATAAATATGAAAATACTTTCGCCTTTAGCGGTCAATCACGAAATAGTTATAATACCTAGAAAGTATATTGACGGCAGTATTTTATTAAGATTACAAAACGAAGAAAATAACGAGTTTTTAGAATATACCACAAATCAATTAACGGTTGACGGTTATATGTATATTGCTTTTAGTCAATCGTTTATAAATTCCTCAAATTACCAAATAACAGTATTTGAGGAATCTACAAACGAAATAATTTATAGAGGTAAACTATTTGTAACAGACCAGTCAAACGAAACGCAAGAATACAAAATTACTAAAGATATTTTTACTTTTTAATATGAGCGAAATAAAACTAATTCAACTAAACAATTACGTCAAACCCGTATTGCAAGAAAATAAATCTAAAAATTGGGTTTTAAACGGAGTTAACAATAGTTTTTACCAATACATTATAGATAGGTTTAACGGAAGCGTAACAAACCATTCTATTATAACGGCATATACACATTTAATTTACGGACAAGGCTTATTTGCAAAAAACGCAAGTAGCAAGCCAACTGAATGGGCGAATTTCAAAACCATATTAAATAGCAAAGATTTACGTAAAATAGTTAGCGACTTTCAACTATTCGGAGAGGCTAGCGTACAAGTTATTAAATCAAAAGACCGTAAAAAAGTAACGGGTATATTTCATCTGCCTAAACAATATGTAGTGCCTAGTTTGGAAAATGAGGAGGGCGAAATTGAATACTATTTTTATAATAAGGATTGGACTAAACCAAAATTAGCTGAGCAGTTTAACGCGTTCGGTACCTCTAACGATGAGTCAGAAATATATTGCATCAAGCCTTATTCAGCGGGTAAAAATTACTTTACAGATCCTGATTACTTGCCAGCATTACAATACGCAAATATAGAAGAAGAAATAAGTAACTTTTATAATAACTTTTTACTTAACGGATTATCAGCTGGTTATCTTATAAACGTGCCAGATGGTCAAACGTTAACGGCAGAAGAAAAAGATAGTTTCGAGCGTCAAATAAAAGCTAAATTAACGGGTTCGCCTAACGCTGGTAAATTTGTTTTAAACTTTGCTAGTAAAGATTCAGAAATTACTATTACGGCATTTCCAGTAAATGAATCTATGCACAAACAATGGGAGTTTTTAAGCAACGAGGCACGGCAACAAATAATGACTGGGCATTTTTTAACTTCTCCAATGTTAGCGGGTATAAAGGACAATACTGGGTTAGGGAATAACGCAAACGAACTTGACGAAGCAGAATCACAACTTTTAAAGCGTGTCATAGCGCCAAAACAATTTCCGATTATAGAAGCTATTGATGAGATAATTTCATTTAATAATATGGCATTTGATTTTTATTTCAAACCACTTTCAGAGGTACAAGATACCGCAATACCAACGCAACTAAGCAAAGAAAAAAAAAAGTCAACACTAGATGAGATTTTAGATAGTTTAGACAGTGATTTACAAGGTTATGATTTAGTAGATAGTAGAAAAGTTGAGTATGAGGACGAGGACGAACTAGACAAGATTATAGCGGGTCATAACATACAATTTGCAAGCACTGGAACGGCAAACCCTAACGCAAAAGATACAACTACAAACCCAACGCAAGATGGTAAACTATTTAAAAGCCGTTATAGATATAGCACAGGTTTGAATGCTAATAGTAGAGAGTTTTGCAGTAAAATGGTAGGCGCAAACAAGTTATATCGTAAGCAAGACATAGACAGAATGAGTAAATCGTCTGTTAACTCGGGTTGGGGAGCAAAAGGTGCTGATAATTACGATATTTGGCTTTATAAAGGCGGTGGAGATTGCCATCATTTTTGGATTCGAGAAACTTATAGGCTAAAATCAGACGTAAATAGCCCTTTAGCTGAAAAAATAACGCCAGCACAAGCAAGAAAAGAGGGCGAAATATTGCCAGCAAATGATAAATTAGTTTATACAGCGCCAAAAGATATGCCTTTCAATGGATTTTTACCATCAAACAAAAGATTTAATTAGAAATTATGCCTATAACACTATTAATTAGACCGTCAGAAATTACAGAATTTACGCCTTTAGGTGGTAATATCGACGTTGATAAGATAAAACCCGTAATTTTAGATGTGCAAATTTCTGTAATTGAGCCTTTATTAGGAACGCCTTTGTATAATAGACTATTAACAGACTTTACAAACGATAATTTAACGGGTGATTACCTTGTTTTATACGAAGATTATCTTAAACCTATACTTAGACATCAAATATTTGCTGAATACGTTGAAATCGCAAGTTATAGCGTTGATAACGGGGGCATATTTAAGCATCAACCAAGTGATAGTCAGATAGTAGATAAAAGCGAGGTACAATATTTAGCGCAAACACAAAGAACTAAGGCGCAAATGTATCTAGCAAGAGCGCAAAAGTTTCTTATTTATAAGAATATACCAGAGTATTTGCAATATATTGACTTGGATAATAAGGTAGATAAAATTAGACTAACGGGAGGTTGGCTAATGAGTAGCACAAGAACCGAAGATATAAGACGCGACAGACTAGACAGAAGATTTTACGATGAAAGAAATTACTAACGGAAGGTTAAAGCAATGCAAAAATTCAATTGGTGGTGTTAAGTCTGTTTATTTAGCTCCATACAAAAAGGTAACGCGTTCAAACATAGCTTATGATGGTGTAGAGTTAACGGGTTTTCCTCAAACGTTTATTTATAAGTTTGAAATGCTTGGGGCAAGTACTTTCACGCAATCGCAACAAATTACAGACGGTGGTAAATCTTATAATCAAAGTTTATCTTTGAATTTTAGTAAAATAAGTTCTTTTGATAATGTTAATTTTAGCAAACTTTTAAAGAAAGATTATTTTATAGTAGTTCAAGATTACAACGACAACTTTTTTTTAATGGGTTTTAGAAACGGAGTTGAGAGTGAAACTTTAACAATAACCACAAACCAAACTTATAACATTTCATTTAGTGGGCAAGAAGAAAATATTGCACCTTTTTGTAATAATTTAATAAACACTAGTTTGATAATTTTTGACGGATTTAACTATATTTTTAACGATAGTACAAACTATATTTTTCAAAACGATAACAATTATATTTTTCAATAGATGGCTTTAGTAGATAAAAAATTAACCGAACTAACAGAGATTTTAAGTGTACCTGATAACGCGTTTATACACGTTGTAGATCCTAACGATGTTTCACAAAGCCCTGAAGGATCTAGCTATAAGGCTAAAAAGTCAACTATTGGCGGTGCGGTTAAAGCGCAAGTTACAGTAAGTGGAACGGTTAAGGTAGATTCAAACAATGCAGACCCAATTGTATATTTAAAAGGTTCGGTTGATGCTTTGTTATCCGATAAACAAGATACTTTAGTAAACGGAATTAACATAGCTAGTATTAATAGTCAAAATTTATTAAACGGTGGGAATATTGAGATAGCAACAAACACAAGTTTAGTAGTAACTAACGACGCAACAACAAATAGAGTGCTATCTATTTTAGATGCGAATACTTTTATTGTTTTTTCAGGAGGTAATACAAATTTAACAATTCCTTTAAATACAAATGTAGGCTTTGAAATAGGCACAAAAATAGAGGCGTTTATTACGGGTGCTGTTAGGTTAAATGTGGTAGCAACGTCAGGTGTAAGTATTGTCGCGCCTAATGGATTGATAGCATTAAACCAAAGTACGTTATTGCTTACAAAAATAGCAGTTAATACTTGGTATGTAAATATAATTCCTAAATTATTTTTATCGCCAAACGTGGGCTTTAATTATTCAGCACAGTTAAACCTTTTAGAGGTATTCCTTGTAAGGTCTGTCTCTTTGGAATGCCCTACAATTTTTGGAGATGGAGGTGGCGTTGCCGCGCTAAGGGCTTTATTTGGCGGAGGTGTAAACAATCGTTGGGAATCTACCGTAAGATTAAGATTAGCGGCGGGTTTAACAGCAGTTAACGAACAAGATTTAACGCCTAAATCCTACGTAGACGCAAGCTTGTCGGGAAAAATAGGAGGTTTAGGAGTAATTGGCAAAATACCTTATTTTGATAGTTCAGGTTCGATAACAAGTAGTGTATTGACTTTTAATACTGAAACAGGTGATATAACTGCTTTTGGAATTAACGCATTAGGAATTATCACAAATGCTTTACAAATTGGGAACGCTTTAGGGTTTAGTCAAAATGGCTCAATTGGAATAGTTTCTGGAGCAAATGCTTTGGCTTTTTCTACAAATTATCAAAATATTACAAATGGTACAGAACATGCAAGGTTTGATAACGTTGGTAATTTTGGTATAAACAAAACTGCACCGACTGAAAAATTAGATGTAGTAGGCAACATTCAACTATCCAACTTACTAAAACTAGGTCAATTTACCACAGCAACCGAGCCAGCGTATGTTAAAGGAGCATCTTTTTTCAACACAACTTTAAATAAAATGCGAGTTGGTGGCGCAACAGCATACGAAACGGTAACAAGTTCATAATAATTAATAAATAAATAATAAAAAAAATGGCAGCATTTACAGAAGAAAGAACACCAAACGAGTTTTTGGTTCGGTGGAATAAAGAGGGGTTAATTCAAGGCGCACACGTTGGGTGGTTAGATACGGTATTAAAAGATGGCGTTGTAATTAGCCAAACAGAAACTAATGTAGAGAGCGTTGCTATAGGTTTAAGCGAGGGTTTTCCTTTAACCGACATACTAACGCAATTGCAAGTAGATTGTATCTTAGAGCGCGAAACTTTGCTTTTAGAAATTCAAACTTTAAAATCAGAAATAGCAGAGTTGAAAAAATAAATGTTAATTTTTAATTTAGTATTGTTTTAATTACGTACATTTGTAAAAACTTAAAACATTTATTATGAAAAAATTAATCGCATTATCGTTATTTTCTTTTATTTCTTACGCTCAAAATGACCACTACGGAATGGAACAATATGTAAGTATAACAACAGACGTAAGAAACGCAACTTTAGGAAGTAGCGCAACAAAAAACAAACCCGAGTTAGATGTAACTTTTAGAGCGGGTGTAATTTCAAATGAAAATTTAACTATTGGAATACTTTACGAAAATTTCAATAGTTTAGATTTTAGAAAATATGCTTTTGAAATAGGGCAAAGAATAGGCAAAGGTAGGTTACAATTTACGCCAACTATCGAAGCGGGCTGGATTGAGAGATTTAAGTTAAATCATTGGACGGTAGGAGCAAATTTACACACCGTTTATTATTTAAACGATAATTTCGGAATACTTTTAACAACAAACGTAAGTTGGAGAACAGATTTAAATTATAATTATGGCGGTAACAATTGGAAGTTATCGAACGGTTTAGGAATATTATACACTTTTAACAAATAAGAATTAATGCTAGAATATTGGAGAGAATTTAGTGCGGTTGTAGGCGCTTTAGTTATTTTTTTTACGGGTCGTAAGACTTCAAAAATTAGCGATAAAACAGCTAATGCTAACGCGGTTGACGCAATGCAAAGTACTTACGATGTGTTTCTGAAACATTACAAAGAACAATACGATAGTTTGCTAATTAGGCTTAACGGTTTAGAATTGCGTAACGCTATACTTATGGAATCTGCACAAACTTGGGAAAAAAAATTTAAAGATTTAGATGTAAAATACAAGCAATTACTTTCAATTTGCGAAAAACTAAAAAATAAATAATGATAAAATTTTTAACAAACATACTAAAGAGCGATACGCCAGAAAGTAGCAAGCGACTAGTAGGTGTTTTAGGCTCTATAAGTTTGATAATTTCTATGTTAATTTACCAAACTGATACTTTGGTAAACGCTGTCTTGGTTCTTTCTTTAGGTAGCTTAAGTATAACAGTAGTTGACAAAATTATAAACAAAAAACAAGAAGATGAAATTAGATAAAAAAGGATTAGATTTAATTGCAAGTTTTGAGGGTTTGAGGTTAAAGCCTTATTTATGCAGTGCTGGAGTGCCTACTATTGGTTTTGGAGCAACTTTTTACCCAGAGGGCAAAAAAGTAACTTTAAAAGATAAAGAAATTAATAAAGATTATGCTTTTGAATTATTAAAGGATACGGTTAATGTTTTTGAAGATATTGTAAACAAATATGTAAAAAGAGATTTAACGCAAAATCAATTTAATAGTTTGGTGTCTTTAGTTTATAATATTGGTGGAGGTAATTTTAAAGCATCTACTTTATTAAAATTAGTAATAAACAACCCAAACGATGCAAACATAGCTAAGCAGTTTTTACGATGGAATAAGGCACGTGTAAACAATGTTTTGACAGAAATTAAAGGATTG